TTATTTGGGGTTATTCAGCAAGATAAAAAATATTTTCAGCAACAAAAGCCCAACTAAAACTGGAATGAAACTAATAACTCAAAGAGGCAACGGTTTTTATGCTTGGAACGGAGAATTGTTTGAGTCAGATATTATTCGTTCTTGTGTAAGGCCAAAAGCAAAAGCGGTTGGAAAGTTAAATGCTAAACATATAAGAAAAACTAAAGATAGCCTAAAAGAAAACCCTGATGTTTACATGAGATTTCTTTTAGAAGAACCAAACCCTTATATGACAGGTCAGTTAATGCAGGAGAAGGTAACTAACCAATTACAGCTTAATAATAATGCTTTTATATTGATTGTTAGAGACGATTTTGGCTATCCGGTGGAGTTATATCCAGTTCCAGCGACTGGTGTAGAGGTTATTTATGAAGATGATGAGATGATGCTCAGATTCACTCTCAAAAATGCTAAATTTTTAACCGTTCCATACAAAGATGTTATTCATTTAAGGCAGGACTTTAATGAGAATGATATTTTTGGAGCACCACCTAAACACGCGATTGAGCAATTGATGGAAGTTGCTAACACAACTGATCAAGGTATTGTGAAGGCAATCAAAAATGGAGCTATTATTCGCTGGCTGCTGAAATTTAAATCTAAAATTAGGCCAGAAGACAAACAGGTTGAATTGGAAAAGTTTGTTGACAACTATTTGTCAATTGAAAACGAAATAGGGGCAGCTGCTACAGATCCTTCTTTCGATGCTGAACAAGTAGAGCCTAATGATTATGTTCCGAATGCTGCACAAATGGATAGAACAAAAATTAGGGTATATAACTTTTTTGGCACAAATGAAAAAATTATTCAGTCAAAATATAACGAAGATGAGTGGATAGCTTATTATGAGGCTGAAATCGAACCACTTGCTAAACAAATGAGTGAAGAATTTACGAGAAAGTTGTTCACTCGCAAAGAAAGAGGTTTTGGAAACAAGATTATCTTTGAGGCAAGCAGTTTACAGTATGCTTCCATGAAAACAAAGCTTAATTTACTAAATATGGTTGATAGAGGTGCTTTAACTCCTAATGAGTGGCGCGAAATTATGAATCTCGGGCCTATTGATGGCGGAGACAAACCAATTAGAAGGCTGGATACAGCAGAAGTCGAGGGAGGTGAATTTGTAGAAGATGAAGATACCGATTAAAGGAATAATTGTAGCAAATGATGAGAAATGGATTTATGAATTATTTGGATATGAAGTTACAACTCCCAGAGATGTAGATCAGCTATTAAATGAAGTAGAAAACGAAGATTTAGAAGTGGTTATCAATAGTCCTGGAGGTGATGTTTTCTCGGGCTCTGAAATCTACACAATTTTAAAGGACCACTCAAATAATGTAGATGTAAAAATTGTTGGCGTTGCAGCTAGCGCAGCTAGTGTTGTAGCAATGGCTGGCAGTAGTGTAGAAATATCTCCTACAGCTCAAATAATGATACATAATGTATCAAGTGGAGCCCAGGGAGATTATAGAGAGATGGAGCACCAGGCAGAAGTCTTAAAAAATTATAACAAATCTATTGCTAATGCTTATCGGCTCAAAACCAATTTATCTGAAGAAGAATTGCTTGATTTAATGAACAGCGAAAAATGGTTGAATGCTCAAGAGGCCAAAGAAAAAGGATTTGTTGATCGGATCATGTTTGATGAAGGCAATAAATTAGCTGCTAGTTTTAAAGCAAGTAATGAAGTTATTTTACCTCCTAAAGTAGTTAATAAGTTAAGAGATTTACTTAAAGATAAAGATTTGGTAGATGAAATTGAAGAGCCGAAAAATGATGATAATAAAAATGTCTATGAAGCAAGACTAAAATTACTAAAACTAAAAGGAAGTGATGTTTAATGTTAACTAAAGAAGTTTATATTGAAAAAAGAAATAATTTGTTAGCTGAGGCAGAAGAAATGCTAAATAATGATGATGTCGAAGGTTATGAGGCGAAAGAAAATGAAATTAAAGAGCTTGACGAAAAGTTTGAAAAAGTTGCTAAGGCTCAGGCTAATATGAACGCTTTGAAAGATAAAGAGCCTAAGAAAAATAATTTCATTGTTGACGATGAGATTAATAACAAAGGAGATGAAGATTTGAAAAACGAAGATAAATTTGCTTCTGTTGAGTACAGAAAAGCTTTTATGAATTTCGCTAAGACTGGAAAAATTGATGAGATTCCCGAAAAATTTCAAAATGCAGATGAAGTAACTACTACTACTGATGCTGGCGCTGTGATTCCAACCACTATCATGGAAGAAGTTATCGACAAAATGGAAGAATACGGCCAGATATTCAGCCGTGTTAGAAAAACTAACATTAAAGGTGGAGTGCAGGTTCCAGTTAATTCACTAAAACCTACAGCTACCTGGATAGACGAAACAACTACTTCTGATAGACAAAAATTAGACATGAGTGACAAAATTACATTTACTTACTTTGGCCTGGAGTGCCGAATTTCAGTATCTTTGCTTGCTGATGTAACAACTTTAAGTATTTTTGAAAATACACTTACTGAACTAATTGTTGAAGCCATGGTTAAAGCTATGGATAAAGCAATTATTAGTGGTTCTGGTTCCGGTGCTCCTTTAGGAATTACTAAAGATACTAGAGTACCCGCTGAAAATGAATTAGAACTCGATGAAAACGAAATTGTTGAATGGAGTACATGGAAAAAGAAAATATTTGCAAAGATTCCTCTTGCCTATAGAGCGGGCGGTTCATTCATTATGGCCGCAGGAACATTTGAGGGTTATGTCGACGGTATGACAGACACTAATGGCCAACCAATTGGAAGAGTTAATTACGGAATCGCAAATGGGCCTCAAGAAAGATTTGGGGGAAGGGAAGTTATTTTAGTTGAAGATGATGTCGTAGCTCCTTTTGATTCTGCTACTGCTGGTGATGTAATTGCTGTGTTCTGTAAACTATCAGATTATGCAATTAACTCAAACATGCAGATGACAATGTATCGCTGGACTGATCATGATAATAATGAAAAAGTAGACAAAGCACTATTAGTTGCTGATGGAAAGATTCTTGATCCTAATGGGGTTATTATTGTTCAAAAAGGAACTGTAGCTTAATTAAATAATTTATGGGGCTGGCTATAATGCTAGCCCTTTTTAAATGAGGTGGTGAAATTGAAAATAACTGTAAAAAAACCTTTCATCGACAAAAATACTCGCGAAGGATACGAAAAAGGCAGCAAATACGAATCTGACAATCCAGAAAGAATAAAAGAACTACAAGATAAAGGGTTTTTGAAAAAATTAGAAATTGAAAGTTTTCCCAAGCATACTGGTGGCGGCTGGTATGAGTTAAGCGACAACTCAAAAGTGCAAGGTAAAGATGAAGCTATAGCAGCTGAAAAGAAATTAGGTGATTAAATGGCCTTATTAGACGATGTTAAGACTTCATTAAGAATTACAAATGATGATTATAATGCAGAAGTAACTGGATTAATCGAATCATGCAAACTTGATCTTAATACTGCTGGAATTGTCAATGTTGATGAAAATGATGCTTTAACTAAGCACGCGATTATCCTTTATGCAAAAGGCCATTTTGGGTATGACAATGAAGAAGCTGAAAGGTTTCTGGAAGTATATGAAAACCTAAAAAATAAAATGGCGCTGCTATCAGAGTATAATACGGTGGTGGAATAAATGCGATATAACAAAACTATATACCTTATTTCTACAACTGTTACTCAAGATGAATATTTGAATGAAGTTGAAGAGCGTACTGAAAGAAAAGTTTTTGCAAATGAAAATTCAATCGGATCATCTGAATATTATAATGCAGCCAGTCAGGGATTGAGGCCAGAGCTTAAGTTTGAAATTAGATCCATAGAATATAGCGGAGAAAAGGAAATAAAGTATCCGGCAACTCCAGATGGTAATATTTACAATGTGATTCAAGCACGATCAATGGGATCTAAAACTATATTGACTTGCGAGAAGGTGAACGGTGATGCCTAAAGAAATTAACCCTGGCGAATTAGGCGCAGAAATTGCAAAACAAATCGGGAACTATAATGATGATGTCAAAAAAGCGATTGAAAAAGAAACCCGGTCCACAGCTCGAAAGTTAAAAAATGAAATAAAAGATAACTCCCCAGAACTTACAGGAGATTATAAAGCTGGTTGGTCTTATTCAACAAGCAAAAAACATGGCAAAATAGTTATAACAGTATATAACAAAGATAAGCCTTCCTTGACACACTTGCTCGAAAAAGGGCATGCAATCGCTGGAGGAACAGGTAGAGTAAAAGCTTACAAGCACATTGGCCCGGCAGAGAAAAAGTATATTTCAATCTACGATAAAAGAATTGAAGAAATAATCAAGAATGGAGGGTGATAGATGACTTATGCAGAGTTAAAAGCTAAATTAAAGACATTAGGCTACCCGGTAGCTTACAATACTTTTAAAAAACAGCAAACACCTCCATTTATCACTATTTTAAGCGTGGATAATGATGATTTGATAGCGGATAATATTAATTATTTAGACATCGAAAATTTCCAGATTGAATTGTATCAGACTAAATATTATCCACCAGTTGAAAAGGAATTAGATAATTTGTTTAAAGAAAACGGGTTGGCCTATGACAAGTCTAGATCGCCAATCCCTGATGAAGATTTATATCAGACAGTTTATGAAATAACAATAATTTAAGGAGAGTGGAAAAATGAGTCAAAATAAAGTTGAATTTGGGTTAGAACAAGTGCATGTAGCATTTATAGATGAAGAAACTTCGGCAGAAGGATCTCCTGCATGGGTAGCGCCGCAAGCTATTCCCGGGGTTGTTAGTTTGACAGCCAGCCCAGAAGGAGACACAAACGATTTCTATGCCGATAACACAAAGTATTATACATCAACCACCAATAACGGATATACAGGTTCTGTTGAGTTTGCTAATATCCCTGATGATGTACTTGCTGAAATGCTAGGAATGACAGTTGATGATAACGGAATGCTTGTAGAAAGTACAGAGGACAAACAAAAAGAGTTCGCTCTGATGGGCGAAGTAAAAGGAGATACTAAAAATAGAAGGTTTTTATATTATCGTTGCAAAGCAGCAAGACCTTCTCAAGATAGCGCAACATCTGACACTGGTGAAACCCCAGATACTGATAATTTAGATATCACAATTTTGCCAATGAAAAACGGAGAAAATATGCTTGTAAAAGCAGTATTGGAATTATCAGAAACTAACGCGACCGCTTTTGATGCATTTTTTGACGATGTAACATTACCTACAGTAACCACTTAAGGAGATGTTAATTAATGCTGCAAGAAAAAATTAATATATGGGACCGCACTTTGGGATTAAGGTTTTCTGCCTTAGTCCCGAAGATTTATTATGACAATTTTGAAGAAGGTTTTTTGGAACAAATTGAAAAATCAATACTGAAAGTAGGAATGCTTCAAGAAAAGTATAAAAAATTTGAAGCTGATAATTTTGAAGATATAAAAAAAGCTAATTTAGAAATTGAAAAAGTATCTAATGAATTATTAAAAATAGTTTATTGTTTGAATAAAGCCGACGATGATATTTGGAAGTTTCCAACTTTTGATGAATGGCTAAATAAATTTGATAAGCCAAATCTTTTTGACTTTAATTGGTTTGTAGAATTGGTTATAAGGTTAGAGGAAAATTATACAGCTGATCAAGAGGAAGAAGAAAAAAGTAGTAAAAAAAAACTGAAAATGAGCTAGAAAGGTTAGAATTATTAATAATGTCGAATGGGAAAAGAATGGGTTATTCAATAAAAGAATTAAATCAAATACATTTATTAGATTTTTTGAAAATAACTAAGATACATTTTGGAATAAGTAACGGCGAAAATGTAAAAAAACCAGAAGTGAAACCAGCTAATCAGAATAATATAAATTCATTATTAAGCTAGGAGGTGATTGAGTGGCTAAAAATATACGCGGTGTGACAGTTAAGGTTGGGGCTGAAACTAAAGGACTTGATAAAGCATTAAAAGATATTCGCTCTCAGTCAAGAAAGATTGGCCGCGAATTATACCAGGTTAATCGAGCTTTAAAATTTAACCCGGATTCTGTTGAACTTTGGGCACAAAAGCAAGACATACTCACAGAAAGAGTTGAACAAACCAAAGAAAAATTAGACGCACTAAAACAGGCTGAAAAAGATATGCAAAAACAATACAAATCTGGAGATATCGGCGAAAAAGAATATCGCGAATATCGAAGGGAATTAATCAAAACAAAAGACCAACTCGTTGGCTTCACAGATGAATTAGAAAAAACACAAAGAAAAGCAACTGAATTCAGCAGGAAGATGCAAAAATATGCAAACGATATGGAGAAGTTTGGCAACAAAATGAAAGGTGTTGGTCAGAACCTCAACCAAAATGTTACGCTCCCTCTAATCGCTTCATTCACAGCTCTAACTGTCGGTACAAGAGATTTCAGAAAAGAAATATCTAAACTAGAAAACAACGCCCGAACAGTTAATGTGAATATGGATGAAATGCATGGTTATATGAGCGACTTGAACGCTGTCACTGGTGAACTGGATTCTAATGTCGAAGGGTTATCTGCTCTTTTAGCAGCAGGTTTTCGTAATGAACAGCTATCAAGTGTTATTGATGATATTGCTGGAGCTGTAATTAAGTTCCCAGACACTCTGAAATTTGAGAACTTATCTGAATCAATCCAAGAAACTATTGGATCAGGGCAAAGTGTTGGTCAATTTGATGAAATGCTATCAAGATTAGGAATTAATTTAGATGGCTTTAATGATGGGTTGGCAACTGCAAAAGAAAATGGGCGAGCAACTGATTATGTAATGAGAACACTTGCTAACACTGGTCTATCTGATGTATATGAACAGTATAAAAATAACAATGAAGCACTTGTCGAGAGTGCAGAAGCTAATTATGATTTACAGCAATCACTTGCTGATTTGGGTGAAGAATTAGAACCAATTATGACTGATATTGTAGAAGGTGTTACTAATGTAGTAGATGCCTTTAATGATCTATCAGAGGAAGAAAAAGACATGGTTATTTTTGGAGCCGGTATCGTTGCTGCCTTGGGACCGGTTTTGACTATCACAGGTAATTTATCATTAACAATTAGTTCGCTTGCTGGAGCTATAAGTGGAGCTGGAGGATTGACAGCTGCATTAAGTGCTTTTACTCCAGGCGGAGCAATGATAGGTGGAATATTATTGCTTGCTGGCGCATTCTATAAAGTAAGAAAACAAGTTAAATTACTTAATGATGATTTAGATGCATTAAATAAAAAGCAATTATTAGCAAGAAAAGAAACTCGGGAAACTGCGATAGAAAGAACCGAAGCGGCCATCGGAATAGAAGAAGATTTTTTAAAAGAAAGCGATGGTATTCCTGACCCAAGTGGTTTAGAAATATTAAAAGAAGAATTGCAAAAATACAAAAGCGATCTTAAAGAAATTAATCAGGAATTAGATAATATAAAAAACAATTCAAGCGAGATAGAAGAA